CGAAGCATCTACCTTTACGGCAGAGGTTTCCTCAAATAAATCAGGTCACAAGAAGACGGAGTGCAAAGAGATTATGGCTGTCATATGCGATGCGATGTCGCTTATGAACTACAGAAGAATCATATGTACATCCGTTCCGAACATTAAAGACTCAAGCATTTACCGGCTCACAGCACGCTTCACAGCGCTTGTTGATGAGAACGGATTTTACAGAAGATAGGAGAAAAAAACATGTCTTACAATGCATCCAGCACGTATCTCACGTTCCTTATGCATTCCACCGATGGTACTTCGTACACAAAACTGCTCGATATCACCGATTATCCGGATATGGGTGGAGATCCTGAACTGATCGACACCACAACCCTGACAGACAGAATGCGGACGGGCGTTCCGGGAATTATCGAACTCGATTCCCTGTCCTTCGGAGCAAACTACGATCCGACCGATTACGCAAAATGCCAGACACAGCAGGCTGCGGACCTTGAGGAGCCGTCCTACTATGCCATTTGGTTTGGCGGTACGGAAAGTGTTTCCGGCGGAGATCCGACTCCGACAGGCACCATTGGAAAGTTCTCTTTCAAGGGAAGAATGACTGTCTATGCGCTCGGCGGTGGTGTCAATGAAAAGCGCTCCATGCGTGTTTCCATTGCCGCTGCTACCCCGATTACATTCACTTCAGGTTCCTAAGATAGATAAAGGCATAAATACAGGAGGGAAAATATGGCTAAAACTATCAATTTCAATTATAACGGCGAGGATTACTGCCTCGAGTTTACGAGACGTACAGTCCGTGAGATGGAAGGCGAAGGTTTCCGCCTTCGTGATGTCAAAGATAAACCCGTAACGAGCATTCCGGTTCTCTTTTCCGGTGCGTTCAAGTGCCATCACAAGCGGATCAAAGAAGAAGTCATAAATGGTATTTATGCCTCTATTACAGACAAGGAAGAACTCATGGGTAAACTCCTTGAGATGTATACCTATGCAATGAATTCCCTGTTTGATGAACCGGATGATGACGAAAAAAACGTGGAGTGGACGGCGAACTTTTAATCAAATCGCCGTCTTCACCACATGAGCCGGAGTCAAAACCGGTAGAAAACTATACGGAAGTCTTCAGGGAATTCTTTCCCTTCTACCTTAATGCAGGCATGACCCCCGAACAGTACTGGGACGGGGATGTTGAATGGGCGGAGGACTTCCGTATTGCGTATCAGCAGAGGCTTGAAGATCAGAACCGCATGGCATGGATCCAGGGACAGTACATCTATCTTGCCCTTGCGTCGATTATGCCGGCGACAAGCATCAAGTTCAAAGCAAAGAAGTTTGACCCTTATGTTGAAAAGCCATTCTCCGTCACAAAGCGACAGCAGAAGATGGAGGAGGAACGGAAGAGAAAAGAGAGTTGTCTTACTGGTTTTGAATATATGATGCGCTTCACCGCTGCTCATAACGAAAAGATGAAACAGGAAGGTCGGGTGAATCAGGATGGCTGAATATGAACCTATAAAAGCGACGATTGAAGTCGAGGCCGATACTTCCGAAGCTGAAAAGAATCTTAAAAAACTCAAGGATACAGGCAAAGAAACATTCGAAGAGATTGCTGAATCCGAAAAGAAAACGAGTGAGACCAGCGAAAAGGTGAAGGATTCACTCGGAGGCCTGAAGGAAATCTTCGAAAAGCTCGCTGAAAAAGCAAACAGCGTCGGCGGTGTCGTTGATTTCTCGAATTCAATACAGCAGGCAGACATTCTTCAGGCAAAGATTGTCGGCATTGCGGATCGAATCGGAAAGCAGGTCGAAAAGGGAGACTACCTTGGGATCTCGAGATCTGTAGAAGGAATTCAGAAGGCGATCGATAAACTTACCGAACTCGACAAGGAAGCGGAAGCAGCACAGAAAAAGATTGCTGAACTCGCCGACGAAAACGGAGAAATCAAAAACGAAACTCCGAAAGTCGACAAACAGGTTGATGTTACTGCTGCGGATGTCGATTCGTTTATCGAAAGCCGTACCGAGGTTGACCGGCTGTCAGATTCGCTTGATGCGCTCAGGCAGAAATATGCGGATGCGGTCAACTCCAACGAAGCGGAAGAAAAACTTCTCAGGATTGAATCGAGAATTGTCAGTCTCCGGGAAAAACTGGAGGAACTGACAAAGCCGATTCAGGAAGTCAAAATCTCTGCGGATGCGATGGGCCGTATTTCCTCAATGGTTGACGAAGCGTTCCCTCAGATCAAATTTGACATGGGGGATCTCGAAGGACTGCTTAATTCAAGAACTGAAATAGACCGTCTGACAGACAGTCTTCAGTTGCTGAAGGAAGAGTATGTCGAACTTGCAAATGCCGGCGGGGACAGCAAGAAACTGCTCTCCCTGGAGGAAAGAATCGCTTCCCTTACCAAGAAGATCGAAGAACTTTCCAATGAAACGCCAAAAGTCAAAGGGATGTTCGATTCTATTATGAATGAATCGTTCATCAAAGGGGCGTTCTCCAAGGCCGGCAAAGACATTTCGAATGTATTCCGGAACATTACATCCTATGCAAAAAGGGCTGCAGGCGAAATTAAGAAATTCGGCGCATCCATCGCACAGAATCTGGGTTCAAAACTTACCGAAGGGGTACGCAAAGTCGAACAGCTCGTGAACTCATTCGGACGAATCCTGATGTACCGGGCGGTCAGATCGGCAATCAAAGAGATTACTGCTTCCGTAAAGGAAGGATACGAGAACCTGTACCGATGGTCTCGTCTGAATGACGGCGAGTTCTCAACATCGATGGACAGACTGGCGACTGAGGCACTGCATGTAAAGAATGCTCTTGGAGCTGCTCTTGCACCAGTTATCAACGCACTTGTTCCGATTGTTGAAAAACTTGCTCACGCCTTTATTGAAGTGGTCAACGGAGTTAATCAGTTCCTTTCAGCGCTTACCGGAGCGAGCACATGGACAATGGCGCTTCACACGCCGATCACATACGCTCAGGCTGCCGGCAAAGGCTTTGACAAAGCAACAAAGAAAGCAAAAGAATACAAGGCCACAATCCTTGGATTCGATGAAATCAACAAACTGAATGACGATACATCTTCTCTGAACGGGGACACAAGCGGTTCGGACGAACTGCCCTATGGTTCCATGTTTACAAAGAAACCGCTCTCCGATTTTTGGAAAAAGTGGCTTGATACCAACGATTGGACAGATCTCGGACGGCTCGCAGCTCAGAGGGCAAACAAGATTCTGAAAGATCTTGATAAATGGATCCTGACGGTCGCAAGGCCGTGGGCACTGAAATGGTCAGAGCGGATTGCAACATTCCTGAACGGATTCGTCGAGGACTTCGACTGGGAATTCCTTGGCAAGACAATTGCGGACGGAATGATGGTGATTGTCGATTCAGTAAATCTGTTCTTCGAAAAATTCAATGCAAAAGCATTTGGAAACAAAATTGCCAGCACGATTAAAGGGTGGTTCGAGAATATCGAATGGTCGGCAATCGGGCGCTACTTCGCAAATGGAATCAATTTTGTTGCAGATACTGCATCTGGATTCTTCGCAGAATTCGTAAGAAATGCGGAAGAGTACGGAGGAGATCTTGCAGTCGCATTCAGATCATGGGTGAACAGCATTCACTGGGATGAAATACGGAATGCAATTTCAGACGGACTCAGAAGTATTGCGGGAGTAATCAGAGGATTCGTCAGAAATGAAGACGGTTCATGGGATCGCTTCCGTACAGAATTTGTGCAGACAATCAATACGGTTATCGGGTCTCCGGACATCGACGAACTGATTGATGCCGGCACAGATCTCATCAACAACATCGTAAGAATGCTCGGAGATGTTGACTGGGAAGGAGTCGGAAGAAAAATCGGACTCATGCTCGGTGGCATCGACTGGATGAATGTCCTTGTAACTACCGCTGAGGCGGTCGTAAAGGGACTCTGGGGAGCGATTCAGGGAGTGCTTGAATCAGACAACGGCGGAAGTTTTGTGGGCGCCATGGCTATCGTTACGGCGGTCACAGGAGCATTCAGCCTTGCAGGCACATTTGCCAGCGGAATTGTCGGAGGATTCACTGCCGAACTCGGCAAGACACTCATGAACGGTCTTGTAAGTGCAGTCGGCTCTGAAGGACTTGGAGCTGCTGTTCTCGGATCGATGGGGTGGATTGCAGGAATCGGTGCTCTCATTGCCGAGGTCGGTGTGTTTGTCTACGAGGGTGTAACCCTGTGGAATGCACATCAGGACCTCATGCAGGCAAAGGCAAACGAGACATCGTCCGTTCTGCGGTTGCAGGCAGCCCTTGCGGAGAATGGAATCAATGCAAGTACGGAGCAGATCGAAGCACACCTTAACGGTCTGATCTCTGTATCCGAACTGACCGGCGGTAAATTTCAGTCATTCGGAGAAATTGTCTCATCTTCGACAGGCAGAATGAGTGCAAACGTTACTGGAGACCTCGATTCTGTTGCAAAAACAGCATCCGCAACATTCGATAAGGTGAGCAAATCCACAGTGGATTTCACCGGCGGTGTCAACGATGTGATTACACGGTATCTGACAGAAGCGTCAGACGGATCTTCGGACAGCATGCGTAAACTTGCGGACGATACGACAAACATCTTCCGTGATGTATCGAGTGCGGTCGGAGATATCAATCAGGCGCTGTCGAATTCATTCTCGAAAATGGCAAGTTCCATTTCGGAATCCATGCAGAGAATGTACAACTCGGTGTCCTCGAATATGACGAGGATTGCGAGCAATGTCGAACAGAACGCTCGGAGAATTCAGGAAGCATTCAATTCTGTTTCTTCGGCTGCGAGCATGAATGTCAGCATTCCTGCTCACGCAAACGGAGGAATGGTTGAGGATGGCCTGTTCTTCGCCAACAGCAGTGAGATCATCGGTCAGTTCAGCAACGGAAACAGTTATGTTGCCAACAACGAGATGATTATCGAAGCACTGGAACAGGGCGTATACAACGCTGTGTCCAATGCCCTTGCGAATCAGCCGTCAGGAGGCGGAGACACCATCCTTATGATTGACAGCGAAGAAATCGCAAGAGCGTCTATCAAAGGGCAGAGAAAACTTGACCGGAGAATCAGTCCGACCGTCAAGTTCAGTCAGTAAGGAGGGTTTCGGATATGTCAATGATCTATGTGGATGGTGTTGAACTTCCGGAGCCTTCCGAATTTACCTGGGGAATTCAGGATGTATCGAATTCTCAGGCAGGACGGACTGAGGATGCTCTCATGCACAAAAACAAGGTGGCTGACAAGCGGAAACTGAATCTCGCATGGCAGGGACTCACTCCTGACAAAACAGCGATGGTTCTGCAGGCCTGTCATCCGGAGTATGTATCCGTACGATATCACGATGCAATGGATAATCAGTACGAAACAAGGACATTCTATACCGGCGATAAGACAGCTGCTGTCAAGTGGTGGTATGGGGCTACTGGAAGATACTACTCAAAAATATCGTTCAATTTCGTTGAACGTTAAACACAGCAGGCTGAAGTGCAATCAGGTATTTCAGCCTGTTTTCTGAAAGGAGGAATATATGGCATCATTCAGAACACCAAGGCAGTGGTATGAAATGACAATCGGGAAAAGCTACGACACCAATCACGCATATGGTCAGCAGTGTTGGGATTATTTCGATTTTTTCAACCGTTGTATCGGGTTTACAGGCTCACGTTATTGTTCTGTCACGAAGATGGCGGGAGACCTCTGGATGCTCAGGGATTCCGCTGATTATCACTACTACACAGCGTATGACTATATTACTAATCCAGCTGACTTCAAAACTGGAGACTGGGTCTTCTGGCCTCAGCATGTCGCTATGTATTACGAAGGTAAAGAACTCGGACAGAATCAGCCAAGTCCATATGTCACATTGCGGGATATGAACTGGAACGGAATCCTTGGGGCTATGCGCTGGAAAGGGTGGGAATCCTTCTCCATTGCAAAAGGATCTTCGGATATCGTTATCAACGAGCATAGGTATGTCTTGTATCGTCAGGACAAGTCCAAGGGCGAGAAATTCATCGTCATTGGTGCCGGTCTTAATGAAGTTAAACCATTCAAGGAATTAACATACAAGACCGTATATGCAAAGGCCGGCGGAGCGAATTTCTACCAGATGAAGGAAGATATTCCGGATCAGCCTTATGGCACGACATATGGAGACGTATCATCTCCGTGCACCGGAATGTATCAGAACCTTCCGAATCAGGACTCCACACTGTTCTATGATGCAGAGTCGAAACAGTTCGGGGATTGTGCATTTCATGAGGTAGACCGGTCACACAACGTATTCTCTCCGTCTCTTGTGTTTCCAAATGTAAACGGGCACTTTGAGTACGCAAGAATGGTTGGTTATGACTATATCAACAATGAGTCGGAGTACTGCTTCGTTATGGAAATGTCGGACGGATACGCCATCGGAAGAGCGCTGGAGAAAACAACTCCTAAGACTATTGCGGACGACTTCACCGCTTCCGACATGGTTCACATCATGTTCCTTGATGGTGGCGGATCAGCTCAGTACGGAAGATGGGACGGAACGGAATTCGAATACATTGGCGGAGATGGAAGACCGCTCCCGTCTGTGTGTGCGATTATCCGAGACTTCGATGAACCGGTTGAACCGGAACCTGTAATTCCTGAGCCGGTCACGCCTGTTCCGGAACCGGAGCCTGAACCACTGCCGGATCCTGTTCCTGAACCTGAACCTGAAAATCCTGATGAAGAACCAAGCGAAAAGCCAAGCGAAAAACCGGAGGAGAAACCTGTGGAAAAAGAAACAACTATTATCGGTCAGATTGCACGACTGATTGATGTGAAATCCATCATAACATTTGCCGTCATCGGAACTCTGTGTTACCTGGAAGTGTTCGGGAAAGCAGTAGATGAGAAATTCCTTGTAATCGTCACATCGATTATTACATGGTACTTTTCCGCACAGACACAGAAGGGACGATAAGCAATGGAAAATGTAACTTGGTTAGGTATTGTTTCGGGGATCCTTCTCTTATCTCAGATTCTTAACCTGTTCAACTCAGCCAACACCGCAAAGAAAAATGCGAACGCTCCGTTGGACGAGATTAGGAATGAAATGAAGGATGCCAGGAGGGACATTACCGTGATGCAGAGCGAAATAAAGGACCTGAAAAGGGACGTCGACCATGCGCACGAAAAGATAAGGGAGACGGAAGGAAAACTGGAAAAAACAACAAAAGCTCAGAATAAAGCATTCATGGCATTGTTGCTCTGGGCGAAATCCGGAGGTCAGGATTCATCGAAGATTGATGATGCGATCAACGAGATCAGCGAACTGTAAATCAACATGGCATATGTTTATTACAACCCTAATCCCTCGGGGAAGCAGACAGGTGACTGCGTAATTAGATCCTTGTCTGCGGTGCTGGGGATGTCGTGGACAGAGGTTTACGACATCCTCACATTCGAGGGAAGAGAATATTACGACTGGGGAAATCATGAAGCAATCTGGGGACAGTATCTTCGCAGAATCGGTTTCACACAGTATCCGATTCAGAATACATGCCCGGACTGCTATACGGTTGAGGATTTTGTATACGACCATCCAAAAGGAGTCTATGTACTTTCCACAGGATCTCATGTTGTGGCTGCGATTGACGGAAATTACTTTGACGCATGGAATTCAGGACGGGAATGTCCGGTCGTGTATTGGTCTAAGGAAGAAAGGTGAGACAGCAAATGGCGAATTTTTACAACCCGTATTTCAATCCATATCCGAATAACGGACAGTATCCGCAATATTCGCAGTATCCACAGTATCCAAATCGCTCAGGGCTGAACTGGGCACAGGGAGAAACAGGGGCAAAAGCATTTCCGACACAGCCCAATACATCCGATGTGATTTTTGACTCTGAGTCTCCAAGATTCTTTATCAAAACAGTGGATGCAAGCGGAGTGCCAATGCCTCTTCGGAAATTCAAGTTCTATGAGGAAATCGAACAGCCTGCGCAGAAAATCTCGCAGGATGAATCTTCTCAGAATGCAAAGGAAGAATATCTGACAAAAGCGGAATTTGAATCCAAAATTGACGAATTAATGCGGAGCATTAGAAGGATCTCTGACAGACAGCCTCAGAAGAATAACAACAGAAGAGAGGAAAACGACCAAAATGCAAAATCCTCTGTATAACCAGTACGGACCGACACAGGGGCAAAACAACCAATTTGCCGACCCTGGCAATATGGTCCAGAGGTTTGAACAGTTTAAACGGGCATTTTCCGGAAATCCGGAAGCGATGGTTCAGCAGCTCATGCAAAGCGGAAGAATGAATCAGGCACAGTTTGAACAATTCAAACAGATCTATCAGTCTTACAGAAACATGTACAGAAAATAAAAAGAGGTGCGGAAATGATTATTCCAAGCAGTGATTTCAGACACGAACTATTTGAAGGGAACCGGAATTATATCATTTCCGCTTTCCTTTACACATCCAACGGGACCTATCAGATCACAAATGCTCAAATATGGCAGAACACGTTTTCTGTCGAGGATATGATCTCTCAGGATGATACGTTCGATGTCGGAACTGCAATTATCAACAAATTCACCATCGGTCTGAACAACATTTACGAGCAGTATTCAGGCATCAATTTCAAGAATGGGGTAATTATCCCAAGGGTCGGATTGCTTGTGAATGGGGAAGCGGAAACGCATCAGAAGGGCATATTCATTATCGATGACTGCAAGTATGACGGATCCATCATCAAACTGTCCTGTCTCGATTTAATGGAAGTGTTCGACAGGGAGTATTCGACTGATCTCAGTTATCCAGCAACCCTCAGACAGATTGTGGATGATGCTTGCGATAAATGCGGTATCACAATCAACAATGTTAAATACCCATTGGTTCCGGATGAGTTCGTGAACGAGAACTATTCCGTTTCTGAGGCTCCGTCAAAAGAAGGACTGTCATTCAGAGAAGTGCTGAGTTGGTGCGCTCAGATCGCAAGCGGATTTGCACGGGTTGACCGGTTCGGGAAACTCGAAATCAAGTGGTTCGATACGGACGCATTGAGCGGTCTTTCGAAAGGTCTGGACGGCGGATATTTCGATGGATCCACAACTCCTTCTATCCCGTCTGAATATCTCAATACAACCGATGGAATGACACAGTTAATCACTAATTCCAGACATGATGACGACAGATTCGAAATTGATGGTGCGGACTGGTTTGTCATCAACGGAAGCACATGTCCAAAACTGTATGTCTGCGGTAATTCGTGGATCTCACCGGACTACAACGGTGCCACTGCTGCTTTTCCTTCAAGTGCGGGTGTGGCGTGGGCATATAACTGCCGTAACGGCGCCATGTGGAATCTGTGGAGACAGGAATTCACAGTGGATGGAAAGCGGGTGCTGAAAATACGCTGGGATGGTTCCTCGTCATACTCCTCCGGTTCCTATACCGAAAACTACAAGGCGATTTGGGAACTCTTCCTGATGGAAGGCGGTTATTCCTTTATCCATCTCTGCAAAAAACCTTCCTATAATTACAATGGCGAAAACAAAGTGAAGGTTGGGGGAGTTACCACAAACTACACTCCTGTTGCTGGTAAGACATATGCATTTGCACCTGACGGCAGTGAAATTATCGTACAGCCTTATGAAAGCGGAGATACGGCTGACGGCGGTGGATTCATGACCGGCGGAGATACTTATGACGGAGGCACGTTTACCGAAAACAAGAACATTCACTACATAACGGAATGCTTTGCGACGGATGTAGCGGTAGATGAAACGACGGTAACGGGCGTAAAACTTACCTATCAGATCAAGAAGGATGACGGCAACACAGAAACGAAAACCATTACTTCCGGAACAATGGATTTCAAGGTGACTGTAACTGACAACGATTTCATTCGGACAGACGAGCAGGCGACACTTGTATGCGCAACCGTTGCGGATACCATTATCGGAATGAAGTTCTACAGAGCGGATATCACTCATCTCAGCGATCCGTGCATCGAAGCTGGGGATATTGCGATGGTGCGTAACTTCAGAGGAAACTTCTATCCAATTCTGATTTCCCGCACCAAGTTTGGAATCAGTGTGTCTCAGGTAACAAATTCCAATGCGGAAACAGACAGCAAGAACACTTCGTATCGTGACATGCCGAATATCAACATCAACACCGATATTCCGGTCATTGATATTCCAACAGACCTTCTTGTCATTACCGATCCGAACGGTGAAGACTGGGCTATCTATATTGATCCGACAGGGGTTATCTCTACAGTCAAAGTTCCGAAGCGAATCTACTATTATGCGAATCCTGTTACAGAGTATTTCCCTGGCGATACCGTAGATGTAAGCACTGCCGTTGTTCACGCAGTTTATAACGACGGCACTGAGATTGATGTGACTGCAGAGTGCACGTTCTCACCGGCACAGGGAGTTACGGTTCCGGAAGGGGATTTTACAATTACGGCAACATGGGTATTCACGCCGGGAGTGACGAACAATGGCGGGAATTAACTTCATGGCGTGTACGGTGGATGCGAAGGTGATACCAGTGGAAAAAATAACGAAGATTACGGACGGAAGATACCTGATTAAAGACGGACAGACTTTGGATCAGGTCATGGCTGTTACAGAGAGCAAATGGGTAAGGGGAAAGAACAATCCATTTAACAGATATGGAATCGGTTTAGGAGTGTTTGTGGAACTGATAAAGGATTGGTTCTCAAACAATAACCTTGACTATAGTGATTATGTTTTTGCGACCTACGCAAGTCAGACTAATTGCTATATTGAGTGTTTCAAAAAGGGAACTTCATTTAACTGCCGTACAACCGGACTATCTACGGATCCTAACCCTACATTCGTGCAGTTCTATGAACCGATTCCGAAGGAGACTTACGCAATAATCGTCCTTGACTGTAATATAGACTTAACAACCGAAGATCCTGTCGTAGATTTCAATTCGTACAGAAGTTGGCACAATTTCCCGAATGGTGATTATAACCCGGCGTCTAATCAGGCTTGCAATCAGGGAACGTGGGATCCTGATGAGTATGCGTTCTGTGCTTACCGTGGATTCAATGTGGTAGAGGACAATGGCTAGGACGGTATACGATAATCAGCGTGTTTTTACTGCTGATGTAAGCGCAAAGATGTGGAAAGGGATTCCCGACCATATCAAAATCACTACGAGACCGGCTACGATTGCATATCATAATGGAGACACAATTCTTTACACGGGAATAGGGGTTAAAGTATACGACGAGAACGATGTTGAAATCGGAAAGATTCCTTTTGATGAATTGATATTCCCGATGGAAGAAGTCGATTTAGACCGTAAACATAACGTCCTGTATATCGAAGGAAACGGCATAAAAGCCAGAATTATGAAAAATAACATTTATCGTTCCGGAACATATAACAGAGGTTATTGCTCAGATGATTTTTGGCTTAAAACCCCGGCTGCGCCACACAACCCTATTCTCTATTATTTTAGTGTTGTTAGAGAAGCGCCTTCTGTTACCTATATGACACTATATGAAAATTCTGTCTATGCCTGCATTATAGGAGATTATGAAGGAGATCATTTTCTATCGAGCACAATGGACGGAAGCGGTAACGGATATGGAGTTTATGGACCGGAATCTGGCAGAAACGGCATTTTCAGACGCCTTGGGCAGATGTACCAAAACGGAAAATATTATCTTCCGTACAGCGAAAGTGATCCGAGCGGAAAACCGGTACCTTCATCTGATGTTTTGTATATGGATGTTCCTGTTCAATGGCTGAATCCATACAACGATGAAGTATTAGAAGATACCTACGAGATTGTCGTAGAAGAGGGATCAAATGGCTAGTATCAATTATTTTCCAGCTCACGAACCGAAGAGCGAGTATCAGTGCAGTGTAAAGGCCAGACAAATAACAACCGAACGTGAATGTGCGGTGTCTTTGTTTATGAAATATGAATCGGAAAGCTTAATTGAAAGTTCTAAAACGCTGATAGAATCGGATTTTCCTATGTACATTGAACGTATAGACGATAATTCGAAAATATTTACCTACGCAAGGCAAAGTGTTGGGGGTAGTATCAGTGATCCTCGTTACGACATAGGAATAAAGCTAACAATTAGTGTTACACAGTTCAACAAAAAGACTCTTGAACAGCAGAGGCATATAAAAGAGATTGTAACGTTTAAAAATAACGTATATGACGCCAATCGTTCTTTAAGGTTTTTTCTTGGTTATGCTGAAAACAATTATTCCACTGCGCAAATTCTTGAAAAAGAAGGGGAATGGGAATGGGAAATGGCTGAAATCGGAGCACAATTCTATTCTGACCATTCGCAAACCTACAATAAACCCACTGATCTTACATATCAATATGATTATGTGAATTTAACAGATAGTAAGAATTATGAATATGAAACAGCTTATGGAGACATTGTTAAACACACGCACGAAATAATAATTATAAAAAATCCAACCTTTTCTTCAGGGCAACAATGGCTTAATGCATGTAAAGCACTAGAATTTAATAACGGCTAATATATAATTAATATGTTAACGCCATAGAAAGGAGTAATTAACATGGCAATTCAGATGCGCAGAGGATTGAGAGTAGATTTCGATCCCGCAAAAATGCTCCCAGGTGAATGGGCAGTTGCGATTGATTCAGACACCGCTAATCAGATTATTTGGATGTGTTTTGCTCCCGGCGTTGTTAAGCAAATCGGAGCCTACGAGGATTACGAACGGCTTATCGAGGAGCATTACAGCGAATATATTCCAGATGTGTTATGTACCGTTGAAGACGGAGATAATGCATCACGTTCATATTCCACCGGAGACCTGTTTATTTTTAAAGGGAAGATGTACGCAGCTACAGCGAATATCGCATCCGGTGACAGCCTTGCTTCTGCTTCAAAAAAAGAAACAACTATTGAAGAGGAACTCGAAGGGAAGCAGGCCACACTTACGTTTGATACCACCCCGACAGAAAATTCTAATAACCCTATTACAAGCGGTGGTGTCAAAAACGCACTGGACGCTAAGCAGGATTCTTTGACTTTCGATGACAGTCCATCTGAAGGATCTCAGAATCCTGTCAAGTCCGGCGGTATATTTACTGCCCTTAACGGCAAAGTAGACAAAATCACGGGCAAAGGATTATCAACGGAAGACTACACCACAGAGGAAAAAACAAAATTATCCGGCATTGAAACGGGAGCGCAGGTAAACAAGGTAGAAACCGTCAATTCTATTCAGCCAGACAGCAATAAGAACGTGTCTCTTAATGCTGAGAACATTCCGGCAGAGGGAATCGGAAACAAGACAGTCAGCGGAAATCCCATCACGGTCACAGATGCGCTTGAAAGCACGGCGAGGGATTTACAGGTAGAGTTTGGGCCGATACAGGATTTGCATGGATATGACCATCCGTGGGTAGGGGGTGCAGGGAAGAATCTGCTACCTTTGACAGTTGATGGATTGAAGTCTGCAAATACCGATGGCACATGGAGTGGAAACGCTTATACATTAAATGGTGTCACCTTTGCTATTCAGACCGATGCTGACGGAAATGTAACTGGTATATTAGTTAATGGAACTGCAACAGCCAATACTAATCTTCTCACGCCCGCAAAAACATATGTGGCCGGGGCTTACACATTAAATGGATGCCCTCAAGGTGGCGGAGATTCGTCATTCATGATTTGGAATGCGGGACGTGGTTTAAAAGATGTTGGAAATGGAGATGCCACCACATTAACAACTGATAGTGTATGGACCTTCTACGTTCGTATTATCTCAGGTTATACAGCATCAAATGTTCTGTTCAAACCAATGATTCGTCTCACTAATGAAACCGATGCCACCTTTGAACCCTACTCCAACATCTGCCCAATCTCAGGTAGAACTGAAGTGAATGTTGAGAGGACGGGGAAGAATCTGTTTGACATTAACAGCCTTATTGTAGGCACTATCGCCAACAATGGTGGGTATGCGCCAGATTATGCAACATTTAGATGCACTCCGTATATCTTCCTTGAAGCCGGAACGTATATCATCACAAGAGCGACAGCAACATCTTGGTGGAAAGGATATATTTATGATGCTGATAAAACACCGATACGCTTCTCGTTTAATCAGCAAAGCACCTTATCTAATACTATATCTTTGTCTAAAGATTTGTTCATGCGGTTTGCATTTGATTATATTCCGACTGAATCCGATTTGATTCAGATTGAAAAAGGTTCCACAGCAACTGCCTATCAACCCTACTCTTTGCAATCCATCCAGATTCCCTTCGGTCAGACAGTCTACGGAGGACAGGTGGACTTTGTGACAGGGAAGTGCAGGGTGACGCATGCAAACATCGCTTCATACAATGGTGAAACGATTGGTGAACCATGGTGGTCTAGCATGGATGAATATGTATCAGGAACCACGCCTACCATCGGTGCACAGGTTGTGTATACGCTTGCCACCCCCATAGAACTCACCCTTACCCCTGCGCAGTTATCTCTGCTTGAAGGACTGAATATTCTTGCTACGGATGGAGATAACATCATCCTTACATATCTTGGTTCTGAGGCAAGCAATGTACAGGATGAGATTGATGAGTTTGAAAACGGGTTGAACAACGTTATTGGAAGTATCGCATTCATTGAGAACAGCACGGCAAAGACTTCTCATGCGGTGGGTGAGTACATCATCCTGAACGGCATCTTCTGTAAGGTCATTTCAGCCGTTTCTAGCGGTGAAACGCTGTCCTTTGGGACAAACATTCAGGCAACTACTATTGGGGCTGAATTGAGGGCTATATGGGCGCAGATACAGGCATTAAGCAGATAAAGAGGAAAAGGGTGGTGATGCTGAATGAAGGAACTTCCATATCCTTATTATCAGTAGCCATGCCCCGATTGGGGCTATAACTTAAAGAACACTTTAAGTTAGAAAAACTTGCATCAAACTTGCAAACGAATTAAAGGCTATATGGAGTCAGTTGAACGCATGAAACAGAAGGATGCATACGAATTGTTAAGACGGGAATATCTGTCTAAATGCCGTGCGTGTGATGAATGCATAGCGGAGTATTTCTGCATTAGAAACAATTTGCGTAAGGCACGGGAACCTCACGAAGGGTGTGAGGAAAAGTTGAAACTTTATTTACTACACAAGGGGAAACAGGTATGAAGAAGATTCTTGTTGTGGTTGGCATCTGCTTGTTACTAGGTGGGTGCCGACCTAGCATTCAAATTACGGATTCAAACATGCATGGGTATAATGTCAAGATCAGGGAATGGTATGAACTGTCAGATGACATATACTCAACTCATGACACGGAAGACGGCTACGATGTGATTATTCATTTCAAAAGAAAGGTGAGGTAAAAATTATGGCTAAATTCAGTACGATTAAGGTGGTAAATGGAGTATTCGCTATCAACACGGAGACTGACAATCTTCAGTCTGCAATCATTCAGTTTCACAGTCTGGCACAGGATCTGTGGAATGCTCCTGATGTTGCGACTGCGAAGATTGCTATCATGGACGAACAGTTGAATGTAGTGGATGGATACGCAGAGTTCATCCATCATGAGGCGAGTGCGGAATAATGCAAAAAGGGGCTGAAATATGCCCCTTCCTTTTCCTTGAATGTGTACACGAATGTGCTATAATGTGTATATGAAAAAGTATCAAATACACATCAGGGCAGACGATGAGTTTCTGAAGAAGTTGGAGTATCTGAAACGTATTAACGGATATAAAACTTTGACGGAAACAATACTCAAGATACTTGAGAAGGAATACAGAAAGGAGAAGGAAAAATGAGAAACTATTCTACTGCCTACAAAATTTTCAACGATAAAGAGTCGATTATCTTTGCTAAAGAAAAATCCGCTTGCGAATACCTTGGCGTAAGTCAATGCACAGTTGCGAGTTGTTACAGACGAGGTGAAAAATGCAAGGGCTACGAAATAGAACGCTTGGGCTTAACTTCACACAGGGAAACGAAGACCAGACTGTTTAAGATATGGGATGGTATGCACGAAAGGTGCGAGAGAATAAAGCATCCTCAATATAAAAACTATGGGGGTAGAGGTATAAAAATATGTGCCGAATGGCAATGCTATGAGCCGTTCGCAAAGTGGGCTAGGAATAACGGATATGCGGAAAACCTCACACTTGATCGAATTGATGTGGATGGGAACTACGAACTGTCAAATTGTCGATGGGCTACTATGAAAGAACAAATGAACAACAAGAGAACCAACCACTTCGTGATGGCTAATGGCGAAAGAATGACTCTTTCTCAATGCTCAGAAAGGTTCGGCATACCTGTAAGCACTGTCAGGTGGAGAGATGTTCATCATAGAGATGTTGTAACCGGATCGAGGATGCAGGGATGACAGTCAGAGAGTTAATCCAAGAGTTGGAAAAAGAGGATCAGGACGCAGTTGTCTATATTGATGATTGTGGGTTTTACCCCGAAGTCGCAGGTATAGATACCATTGTCCGTAACGGCAAAGAGATGGTCATTATCGAGTGACTAAAAGAGGTGTTGGACAAGGGGAAGGTTCGATTCCTTCAACGGCTATGCCGTTTCGCAAGGTGCGAGGTAAGTCATGGAATGTAGGTTCGATTCCTACCACCTCTATTCCTAAAATGAAGATTGGAAGGATGAACAGACCGAAGAACTTTGAAGCAATGGATGGTAAATTGCCGGTCGATGACAAAATAGGCGAACAGCGCACACTAGCAAAAGCCAAGGAGTGTTGTAAAACTTTGGACTGCGATGACTGTCCACTGCGGGAGGCACATTGGTGCAAAGAAATGCTTCATGGTTGGGCGAATGATGAACTGGAAGGGTTCTAAAGAAATCGTTATTTGTTAAAATGTTGGTCGTTTAACTGCTCCACCCTAAACATGGAGACAAAGACACTTGCAGAAAACCATGTAAGTATGCAGGGAAATCCTGCCCAACAATCCAAAAAATGGTAATATGGAAAGACGACTGAGTGAGGATGGACGGATGAATAAACCGTTTCGATTTGGCAATTACGTTGTCGGAGCATCCAATAACTGGAAGCGCAATCACGGCTTCCCTATGACAGAAACAAAGCGGTATCCTCATATGCGGAAGGATATGCCGAAGCACGTAAGGATTCGCTACTATGCCATGCGCAGAGCAGGGTGTGATATGGATTTTATCAAAGCCAATCTGAAGTCATGGAACGGTTTTTATTGGCATGAGTAATTTTGCAAAAGGTTTCTTTTGCGTACAAATATGAGTATCGAATTAAGTAAACCCGAATGGATTTTGTTAATTGTGTACTTGCTGTTTTGTTTGGCGTTATTTATAAGGTCATGGTATGACTAGTAACTAAAAGGTGACGTATGAGATGGAACAAGAAAAAAAGGCACTTTGTGCCGTGGGCGGTCAGAAATCCTGAAGCATACCTTGAACGTTGGTATCGAGAGCATGGTCTGGGGTTCGTTTGGGACTTTGCGAAAATGATACAGGACCTCGGAGAAAGGCAAAAGGTTGTGGCACAGCGGTTAGCCACTATAACTTGCAACGCAAATCCAACGCATTTCTAACGCAACATTTGCGTTAGAACGTGGGGACATTTGCCTGTCTATACGGCAGTGACTAGGGCGCAGATGCAGATCGTTGGAGAGGGGTAGGCGGTCAATAAAGATGCAACAACAGACCAACTTGATACACCAATAAACTTGCTGATAAACCAACAGTTGCAAGTTAGAAATGCGGTGATGGAATAAGTAGACATTTGGTGCGTGGTTCGGCAAAGAGACAATAGAAGGTCTCAATGTAATCGCATCATTCCGCCCACCTTGAAAGAGGCGAAGGCCGGCAAACAAAACGAATCATGTGAGGTGAAAATCCTTGCCCGCATTTTTATCCCTGTCAGTAATGACGGGGTTTTTATTGGTAGAATACACACAGTGTGAATATGGTGCTATTATGTTAACGTGTTAAATAGGTGGCTGTTATGACGGTTTTAGGGACGATCCACACGTTATGCGATATATGCAATCGCCTTGTTATTATCTCCGAATCAATGCTGAATGAACTGCGAAGCTGCGGAACAGATCGCAAAAAAATAGAAACCTGGGAGAGAGAATTAAAGCATCTGTACAATATGGTTAGGAAACTTAAATAATACCATAAACATATTGCATTTATCAGATAAAGTGTTAGAATTGAAAATGTCTGTAATAGGACATTTTATTACAAAATAGGGTTATTGGAGGAGATTTTTTCTTATCCAATAACCCTTTTATTTTGCTAACCGATTACTGACGATTCTCGAGAGTCAAAGGTAAAGATTTTTTTTCAGAAATGCACAGTATGTGCTGAAAGGAGAATTTTTTTATCATGTCTTTTGAGGACAACGGAAACATGGTCATGCCGGTTTCACCTATGTATGGTGGCGGTAACGGTGGTTACGGAAACTGTTTCGGTGGAAATGATTTCTGGATCTTCATTCTGTTCCTGTTTGCCATGAACGGCGGATGGGGCAACGGCTATGGCGGATTCGGCGGAAATGCCGGAAATGACCTGTATCCGTGGATGAATCAGAACAATCAGGTTAACAATGGGTTCCGGGATCAGATGCTGAACACAAACATCAGCGAGATTCAGTCCGGAATTAACGGCCTTGCCAATCAGATGTGCAACGGCTTTGCTGGTGTTGAACAGGGTGCAAACGCTCGCCAGATTGCAAACATGAATCAGGCATTCGCAGCTCAGAATGCGATGAATCAGGGCTTCAACAATCTGAGCAGTCAGTTTGCAAACTGCTGTTGTGAAAACCGTCTCGCAACCGCTAATCTTGGCTCAGACATTGCGAGAGAGGCTTGTGCAACAAGGACAAGTGACGCTCAGAACACACAGGCTGTCATGAATGCAATCAATGACGGATTCAGACAGATGTCAGATCAGAGATATCAGGACAAGATCGATGCGAAGAACGACGAGATTGCACAGCTCCGTCAGGAAGTTCTCTACGCTCGTGGACAGGCTTCTCAGGTTGCTCAGAACAGCGCAATTATCAACGGTGTATACAACCGTCTGAATGAATGCCCGGTCGGAACAGTTCCTGTTTACGGCGAACAGCCGATCTTCACTTGCCCGAATAACAACAACAGTTTCGGCTGTGGTTGCGGTTGCGGGGCCTGATCCTAAGGGAGAAAGAAACCATGGCTGAATTTGTAACCAGGGATGCGGTTGAGAGTGTTGCTCTCAATACTCCGATCCCGTTTGTGGATTCTATCCGTTGCAACCGTGGGTATGTTGTGCACAACAGCGGTTCTGGGATTTTTATTCTCCGTGGTGCTGTAAACAATCCGAACGCTTGTTTCGCAAGATATAACGTTGAATTCACCGGTAATATTTCTATCCCGACAGGTGGTGCTGTTACTCCGATAGCAACCGCAATCGTGGTATCCGGTGAGAGCCAGACCGGCAGTAGAAGTATTTTTACTCCGGCTGCTGTCGATGAGTACGGAAATGTTACCTCAAGGGCTACAGTGGATGTTCCTCGTGGGTGCTGTTTCACTGTTTCTGTTGAGTATGTTAACGGGTCTGTGAACGATCCCACTGTAACACCAACTCCGCTCATTAATGTTGTGGACGGAAACCTATCAGTTAGCAGAACAGCGTAAGGAAAGGAGACAGATAGTAGCATATGGACAGCATGATGAAGATCCGTGACTCTCTGTGCACGGAATTGGACAACATTGCAACAAAGAAACTGACAGCAGATGGCATTACTGTGATTGATAAGATCACTCATTCCATCAAGAGTATCGATACCATTATGGCTATGGAAAATGCCAATTATGGAGGTGGGTATCAGGGAGCACGCTACCCGATGCCACCGATGCAGGATATGGGAGGATACTCATACGGAAGGAACCAGGATAGAGATTCCATGGGGAGATATACCACACGCATGGGAGGAAACGGATACTCTCAGAACGGAAATTATCAGGGCAATTATTACGGGGCGAGTGGTGATGTCCACAGCAAGATTTCCGAAATGATGGCTCAGACAAATGATCCGAAAGAACGTGAGGTACTTCAGAGACTGATGAATAACATGTGAAACCTCCGCACATGTTTGTTCATAAAACCGGTGTGGGAGCGCCGGTTTTTATATTGTTATTATTCGAATTGCATATTATAATTTTCTATGTCATTCACAGGCATGTGACTGATCACAATTTCCTTTCTTTTACTGATTTGCAGAAAAAAGACGTTCCGTTGGGCGTCTTTTTTCTGCACTTATTTTGCACTTATTCTTTTTAAAAACATGTCGTTTTATGAACTTTCATGCACGTTATTAACGCTTATTTATGCGGTTTTGACTTTTTATAACCTTATATAATAGATTCCCCTCATCTGCTTTTACCGCATAACCATGCGGTTTTTTTATGTTTTGCACTTAAAATGCACTCATTTTTTATTTTTTTGCGCCTTTTTCGGACTCTATGATCTGCATCATCTTTTCGTCCGTATCTCCCATAAGATGGGCGTATGTTTCGAGCGTTTGCGTAATAGTCGCATGTCCGAGCCTTTTTGATACCGCCATAATATTTGCGCCATTGTTCAGAAGAAATGATGCGTGACTGTGCCTGAGATCGTGCAGACGGATTGGCTTCAGGTTCGCTTTTTTTATTGCATTACGGAAATTGAGATCTATTTTCCTGATGGCTACCGGGTGGACTCCTCCGAACACAAACGGATCCGCCTGCTCTATCAGAGGATTCAGAACTTCCATCAGCTCAGAGTCAATTGTAATCGTCCTTTCACTGCTGTCTGTTTTTAAAGGGGTAAAGCCATCCTTGTAATGCTTCATTGCTCTGTATATCCGGCATTGATTGCCCTTGAAGCAGTCTTTCGTCAGCGCTACTGCTTCTCCTCGCCGGCATCCCGTCCAGTACAGGAAACTGAAGAACGCTTTATAAACAGGATAATTCACGTAATCCAGGAATTTCTCGAACTGTTTTGGGGTCCAAACCTTTATTTCTGTTTTATTGTCTTTTGTCAGTTTGAATGACTTTAACACAATACCTGTGTTCTGAAAGCCGTAAACGGCGCTGTAGAAGGTGAAAACGCTCCGGATGTACTGCAATCCACAATTCATTGTTCTGACCGCCAAACCGGCTGTTTTCAGGTCATTTCGCCATTCTACGAGTTGTGCTTTGGTGATCTTCTCGATCTGCATGTTTTTGTACGGCTTGAAATACATCGAGATCCAGGATTCTTTCTTCCTTCTTGTTCCGGGAGAAGTGTCATTGTCATCCAGCTGTCGCTGGAATACATCCCAAAATGTTGCAGAAGAGTGCTCGGACATCTTCTTTGCTTTCTGCTCCGCTTCCCATGCGGTTGCTTCTCGCTTTGTTTTGAATCCTCGCTTGAAAACCTGCTTCCTTCCGGTCATCGGGTCCGTTGTATAAAATCGGACGGTATATGTTGAGTTTTTCTTATCTTTGTATACGGGCATAGAATTTCCTCTTTTCTATTTACGGATTTTCTGATAACATAAATATGCCGGGTTAAAGGTTAACGTGGGGTTTTCCTCCGGCGTCCTTGTTTGGCGGTCATTGGTGGTGCTCTGACTGCCATTTTTATTTGTTCAAATAAACTCTCTGAGATCCGCTCCAATAATTTTGCAATACTTGATGAGATCCTTTGCGGACATATCACGGATCCCCTTTTCCCAATTACATATTCTCGTTTTTGCACACCCCATTCTGTCGGCTGCTTCCTGCTGTGTGAGGTGTTTTTCATTTCGCTTCTGAGTGAGCCACTCGCCTAGCTCTGTTGAAAATTTATCTTTCATATGTGTTCACCTTCTGTGTATTTTCACTGTAGCATAAAAAATGAAGAAAAATAAAAAAAAGTGTTGACAGTACACGGAGTGTGAACATATACTGTGCTTGTTGATTCAAGAAAGGAGGATACGAACGAGTGGAAAAACAGGAAACAAACGAACTGATGCTTAATGTCCGTGCGCTGGCAGCAAACGAACATATGAGCGTTGAGAAACTGGCTGAGAAGTGCGGTATCGATCCCGGACATCTTAAAAGCGTTTCCCTCGGAAGAGCAACGATGTCAGCCAAGGATCTCGTGTTGCTCGCCAGAGGAACCGGTGTTTCGCCATTCAACATTAAGTACTAAATTTTTTTACCCAAAAAATTCACGGAGCGTGAACACGGAGACATGAATGAAACGGAAGAAAACAAGAATTGAATTGGCAAACAGTTTTTTCCTGAACTGCGCTGAGATATCACGACTCTTTGAACTCAGCAAAGCGGTGACGACAAAAGTGTTTGGCAAAGCACAGGCGCTGGACAAGCAGGAGTTGAAAGACAACTACCTCGATTCCGAAAAAGTACGGCTGACATCTGTGCTTCAGGTGCTCGGAATTACAGCAGAAGAGTTGGAAAGGAAGATTGGTCATGAAACGGATATTCAACGATGAAATCCCGGAATACGACGAATGGACATTCATTCTGTGGATGGCAATGCTCGTCGGGATGACGGTAGGTCTTCTGATCTGCATGGGGGCTATCTACCTTCTATGAGGAGATGCGAATGGAACTATGTTGCGGAGGTTAAATCCGACACCGGCAGGAGATTTCAGATCCTGACAGACAAAGAGATTGTTGCCCTTGCGGTTGCTGAATCGTTGGGCGGTTATTACAGGGAGATTAAGAAAATGACGATGGATGAATACAGGGAAAACGAATCGAGATCTGACACAAGAAAGACAGACGATGACGAAATCATCGAAAGAGTGATTGAACTGCTTGATGACGCAAATCTCGAAGCAAAGAAAATCAGCGAGCGGAATCCGATGAGGCGGAGAATTATCCGGGCAATCGATAACCTGAGCGCAAGCATTTACACGGAATGGTAATCGCCTGATGGCCTCAAGAAAAAACATAAGCACTTTCCAGCGGAAGTATCCGTTCAGGCGTATGGAAGGCGACACAGAGAGCGACAGATGGAAGTGGGCGGAACAGGATTGCCGGATCTTCAAAAAATGGGAACGAGGGGAAATCAGCGGAATAAACGCCCGGAGGGCATTAACCTTCAAGAACGATTGGACGATGATTCCCGATGCCGATGAATTCAAGAGGATGGCAAACAACCTCGGGTACTACAGAGAGAACGACATTCCAGAAGAAAGGAAATTCGGAATTTATGGAGAAACAGAGAGCGTCACTTGTAAAACTTCGGTATAAGTCGGCTATGGGAGAGCTTGTCTGATATGGGTGTCAAATGGGGCTTCATGAAGTTCAAAGCAGATGCACAGACCTGCTACAACGAGATCCAGACATTAGGTGAAACATACACACCATCAGATGTTCTTGAACTAGCAAGAAATCCGGAAACAGAACTGCACAAGTGCTTTGACTGGGATGACACAAGTGCAGCGGAAAAATGGCGGAAACAGCAGGCACGGTTCGTCTGTACATCACTTGTAGTGACAGTTGAAAAAAGCGATGGAGTTGAAACCTCTTATCGGGTTATCCAGCACGACAAGGAAGATGGTGCGTATCGTCCGGTCACACTAACGGTCAGAGACGATGACCAGTACGGCAGACTGTTACGACAGGCCAAAGCAGAATTGGCTAGTTTCAGAAAAAGGTACAAATCGATCACAGAGCTTGAAGGCGTGATTGATGAAATCGAAGCAGTTTTATTCGATTAGAGTTCTTTGAAAAATGAATCTTTGTTCCCTCATGACGGGGCGAAACCCCGACGAACGATCCTTCGTCTTCTTGATGGGGCATGGCGAAAAATAAACTCATTTATGCTTCTCCTTTCGAACAAAAAAACGTCTGTCCGCCATGCCTCGTCATGAGGGAACAAACATACTACGGAACGTGGATTCTTAACGGTGCAATGCCGTAAACATGAAACACTGTCACTACAAAACAGCGTTATACAAAACAGAGTTATACAAAACAATACAGAACGAGACTCTAAAACAAAGAACAGAACAGAGCACTGCATCGTTAAGAGTTCACGTTCATCAAGGGTTGAGATCGGTGCATTGGCACCCAAAGCACCATAGATCATGACGGCGCAGAACAATACATTTCATCACAGCACAGTGCATTACAATGCATCGACCTCAGCCTTTGATTTCATGGGTTGTATCAAACAGCAACATGCAACACAAAACATAACAGAACAGAACAGGACAGAACAGTACACGACAAGGCAACTCATGAACGTAGACAACCGGAGAGCATCTGCGACTGCATTGAGCAGTCACGACACAACAGCTTCAAACAAAATCTGACAGTACCAATTAAAACTAAACAATTCAGAAAACTATAGCACAAAGCAGAACAATACAATGCAGTCTCACATGCTCTTCGGATTAAGCCATATAGAAAAAACGGAGGAAAAGAAAAAAACATGGCAAAAACAGTAGAAAAGGAAATCACGATCCATCCCATTCAGACACAGACAGTCAAGATCACCATTGAAGGCGATTCCGACCTCATTCTCAACAAGATGAACCGCAGAACGGTTGAGCAGCTTACCAATGAGCGGAAGGACAAAGGGAAGATCATTCAGGAAATCAATCCTTGGGATGACATCATCACCGCAATGCATTGGCGTGATGAACTTCCTGAAGGTGTTTACACCGAAGAAACCCTGAAGGACCTCTTGAAGAAGAATGCACCTTGTATCTCTGCATTCGGACTGAAGAAGTCATTCGGTCAGGCGGTTGTTCGGAATGGTATTGATACATACAGTACCAAGTTTGATGCATGTATGAACATCATTGCAAAAGGCAACCTCGTTCCCATCACATTTGTAGAACACTTTGTTGACGAAAAACTCATGTCTCCGAAACGCGGCGCGCCTGTTCTGACACGGCAGAACCGCTTCACCGGATGGAGAGCAACCTTCATGATTCAGTTCATGGATGGCGGAGCATACAGTCTGGAACAGATCATCCAGGTTATCAATCTTGCTGGATTCGGACTTGGAATCGGTTCTGGAAGGACTTCCGGTTTCGGACGGTATCACGTTGTGGATGTTAAATGATGAAAGCAAAATACCATCTTACAAAAGAAAAGGTTAAGGACCTTAAAGCTGATATCGAGAACCGCAGAGATTACATCGGCGGTTCCGATATCGGAACGATCATGGGGTGCAATCCATGGAAAAGCAGATACACTCTTTGGGCTGAAAAAACAGGTTTGATCGAGCCGGAAGACATCTCGGATGTAGAGGCGGTCTGGTGGGGCGTTCACCTTGAAGATCTTGTTGCTGAACGTTTCACGATGAAGACCGGAATCAAGACAAGAAAAAGCAATTTTGCATATAGCTGCGAAGAGTTTCCGTTTTTGAGAGGACACGTTGACAGGATTTCCGTTAGAGGGAAGCGGGGACTGGAATGCAAAACAACTTCCAGTTGGAACAAAACCAAATTTGAAGAAGGCGAAATCCCGCCGATGCATTGGTGGCAGTGCCAGTTCTATCTGTTTATCACAGGATATCAGATATGGGACCTTGCGACAAAAAGAGATAACCAATTCTTTATATCGGAAATCAAACGGGATGATGAAGCAATAGAACGGATGCTGGATGCCTGCCAGGATTTTTGGAATCACGTTCAGAACGGAGAGCCTGTGGAGATTGACGAATCAGAATCCACAACAGAGACGCTCGAAAAGATGTATCCGGAAGGGCTTGCGAATGACACTGTGGATCTTTCCTCAGTCGAGGATACATTGGATGCTCTGCAGGCATGCTCAATTCAGAAAAAGAACATCGACCAGATTGCGAACGGATACCGGAACGAGATTAAAGCTCTGCTTCAAGAAAAGAACCGTGGGGAATCGAAATCTTACGTCGTCACATGGAAGACAACAGCAAAGGGTATCCGGCAGTTCCGGGTAACAGAAAAGAAAGGATAAAAAATGAACGCAATACTTATTGTTCTGATGATCGCAGCACTCGCACTTGCGGTCGCTATGTTCGCCAGAATGGAGAACGAAATCAAGAGTCTTAAAGAAGAGATTGACGGGGCTAAGAACCTCATCAATCTGAATGCCAAGGCAATCACGCTGATTGCCAATCCGAAAAAGGATAAGAGGGCAGTAACGGAACAGGACTTCAATCACTGGAAAACATATGTCGTAGATCAGGTGAAGAGGATCAGGGGAAGAATCGATTCCTTGGACAGCATTATCGGAGTCAATACAAATACCGAAGGAGAGGAAAAAGAAAATGACTGAAATTAAAGAAGCAAAGAAACCGGAAGTTGCAGTTGCAAAATCTACATCGGCAACACCAGCAAAGAAGAAGCCAATGACAATGAAGGACTACATTAACGTCATGGCACCGGAAATCAAGAAGGCACTGCCTAACACAATCACACCGGAAAGATTCACCAGAATTGTTCTTTCTGCAATCAGCAACAACAAAGACCTGCAAGCATGTACCCCACAAAGTTTCCTCGCAGGTATGATGAATGCGGCTCAGTTGGGTTTGGAACCGAATACTCCTATTGGTCAGGCTTATTTGATCCCACGCAGGAACCATGGAACTCTTGAAGCTCAGTTCATGATCGGATACAAGGGTCTCATCGATCTCGCATACAGATCCGGTCAGGTAAAGACCATCTATGCGGAAGCGGTTCATGAGAACGATGAGTTCGAATATGAACTCGGTCTTGAGCCAAAACTGAAACATATTCCGGCGATGAAAGACCGTGGAGAGGTGATCTACTACTATGCCGTATTCAAACTGATAAACGGTGGCGAAGGATTCAAGGTTATGTCGAAAGAGGATGTCGAAAAGATTCGCCTCAGAAGCCCGTCTGCAAATGCAGGTTTCTCACCGTGGAAAACTGATTATGATGCGATGGCTAAGAAAACCGTTATCAGACAGGTCCTGAAATACGCTCCACTGTCAACGGATATCATGCGGAAGATTTCAGAGGATGAAACGATCAAAACGGATCTTTCCGCTGACATGTCTCTTGTCAACGATGAGACAGAATACATGGATGCAGAATATTCCGAAACAGACAACGAAACCGGAGAGGTAACAGATGCCGAATGAGAAGTACATTCTCGGCATAGATCCAGGGAACAAGCAGAGCGCATTCTGCCTCTGTTCCCCGGACCTGCATCCGCTTGAGTTCGGGAAGTACGAGAACACTACGCTTCTCGCTTTCAATCCAGATGCTTTTGAAGGGAAGATATCGGCAGCACTTCTTAATCAGAACTGTGATACAGACAACACGATTGTTGTTATCGAAAACATCGAGTCGTTCGGAATGGCAGTCGGAAGATCCGTGCTTGACACATGCATCTACATTGGAGAACTCAGACGGCACTTCATGACGTACGGATACAAGGTTGAGTATGTATTCAGACATGAAGAGAAAATGACGATCTGTCACAGCGTGAAAGCAAACGATGCAACGATTAAGCAGGCACTTGTGGACAGGTTCGCACCTGACACTTCCAATCATGGGAAGGGAACAAAAAAAGAGCCGGGATTTTTTTACGGATTCAAAGCCGATTGCTGGTCCGCATTTGCAATTTGTTGCACGTATCACGACAAGCAGGTACTGAAGGATCTGCATCTTGAGGAATTGCCGTTTTAGGGGAGAAATTGATGGAAGAAAAGATACTTTGCGGTGATTGTTTAGAAATGCTAAAAACACTTCCTGACAACACCGTGGATTGTTGCGTAACATCACCTCCTTACTATGGGCTTAGAGATTATGGCACAGGCAAATGGATTGGTGGTGATCCGAATTGCCCGCACAAAAGGCTATCAAAGTATTCAGCAAAAACGATTCCGGGTCATGCCCAGATTGAATTGGCAGGGAATGTTGGAGATGCGATATATAAAAGCGTTTGTCCGCTGTGTGGTGCGGTAAGAGAGGATAAACAAATCGGACTGGAAGAAACGCCGGAAGCGTATATTCAGAAACTTGTGTTGGTGTTCCGAGAAGTGCGAAGAGTTCTAAAAGATGACGGAACGTTATGGGTCAATATCGGTGATTCATATGCAGGCAGTGGAAAAGGCAGAAATTCAGACGGAAGTGCAAATGTTGATGAAAGTTCTAAGCAAGCAACTAGCAAAGGAACTATAGATGGGTTTTTATTCAAATCCAGTGATGGTCAGGCGAAACCTAAAGACTTGATCGGTATACCGTGGATGCTTGCATTTGCGTTACGTGATGATGGTTGGTATTTACGACAGGACATTATATGGCATAAGCCAAACCCAATGCCGGAGTCCGTTAAAGACCGATGCACAAAGTCTCATGAGTATTTGTTCCTGTTAAGTAAATCGCCTAAGTATTACTTCAACAACGAGGCCATTCAGGAAGATGTAACAACACATGAGCAAAGACCTTACGGGATCGTTAGGGAACGGGAGTACGGCTATGAGAGCAAGCGAAATTTACATCCTGACGTATATTCCCCAAGAACAAAAAACGTTATGTCAAAAGGGCAGACACCGAACACAATGCATTTACGCAGGGAAGATGGGTTAAAGGATGTAAATTACATTTTCAGAAATAAACGTGACGTGTGGACAATTCCAGTTCAGCCCACAAAAGAAGCACATTTTGCAACATATCCGGAGAAACTTGTCGAACCATGCATACTTGCTGGAAGCAGACCGGGGGGGGTCATACTCGATCCATTCTTCGGAAGTGGCACAACAGGAAGAGTAGCGGTCAGACATGGCAGAGGATACATCGGTATTGAACTCAATCCAGAGTATGTCGAGATTGAAAAGAAAAGGCTTAACAACGTTCAGACCGCTTTGTTTTAGAAAGACATGAAAAATACAAGATTCATATACTGCATAAAACACGCAGACGGGTGGGTGATACGGAACCTTCAGAGAGAGCGGAATTCCGTGTTTCCTTCCTGTCTGATAACGTGTGCAGATGACATCCGGATCGGGGAAAAGCTACTAAGTGTAATTATTAAGGAACCGGTAAAGATTCGGAAAACGGAAGGAGGGTATATCTGCGAGATATGACAACGGTCCTTCACAACGTTGATTGCATGGAGTTCATGAAAGGGATGAGTGATAAGAGTGTTGATTTTGTTCTAACAGACATCCCTTATGCGGAAGTCAGCGAACACGAAACCAGAGAGGGAACTGGTATTCGTAATCTTAATAAAGCAGGTGCGGACATTATCACTTTCAATCTTGAGGATTTCATGAACGAGATTGCGAGAATCGCAAGAAACGGATGTGTTGTCTTCTGCGGTATTAAACAGATAAGCGATATATATATATATATATATCGCAATATAACGGTACAAGCAGGCTGTTGGTATGGGAAAAAAGCAATCCATCACCGATAAATTGTCAGCATGTATATCTATCTGCAGCAGAGTTCGCAGTATGGCACAAATTCAATGGTGGCACGTTCAATGCGTTCTACAAAGGAAATGTGTTTCACTTCCCGGCAGGACATAGCAAGCTGCATCCAACCATGAAGAATGTAGACCTAATTAAAGACTTAATAAGGGATAACACAAATGAAGGGGATACAGTGTTTGATCCATGCGCAGGAAGCGGTACAACAGGCATTGCGTGCCTGTCATTGAACAGAAACTTTATTGGATGTGAACTTGATAAGGATTATTACGAAACAGCCCTTGAACGCCTTAAAACAGGCGCACAGGCGCAATTATTTTGAAAGGAAAAACAATGAAGAGAGAGATTTCGTACATTGAATTATGCCAGATGGTTAAGGAAGGTAAACAGCCGAAAACCGTCACGATGAAAGCGGACGGGAGAAGGCGTGACCGTTTATATATGTGGCATGATGTATGCAGATGCTATGTAACAAATAATGGGGATTATATGAGTAGCACTGGGTTTGAATACCTTTGCAAAAAAGCACGTTTTGAATACGAAGTGCCGGTTCTGGATGAGGTTGAACACAGGTATCTGAAGGCGGTATTTAGTCCGAATAGTATTCATAAAAATATCCACCATGTTGTCAAAATGAAAGACAGAAATATTGTTTATATATTAGTGAGAATGAAGGACATGGATGAATTAATTTTCCCTTGTCTGTCAGACGATTCTATGTATGCAGGCATGGAACCGGGCAGAGAGTACACCTTGGAGGAACTCGGACTGTAATGTACTGGCTGAAGATCGAATTGTGGGATGGCAGCAAGGCGTTATTCAACCTTGATAGAGTTGATGGGTTTGTGTCTGATGTAAGCGGAACGCTGATTTACGTGACAGGATGCGACAACCCGTTTGTAACGAAAACGAGTATTAACGACATTCTGGATATTATTTCCAGCTTTGTGGAGGCAGATAATGCCTCTTGATGACAAAGTAACAGAAGCATGTCATCGTATCGAGGAACTATGGAATGAGACGGACGGGAAATGCTATGTCTCGTTCTCCGGAGGGAAAGATTCTACTGTTCTTCTGGCACTTATAAAAATGTGTCAGGAACTGTACACAGTCGGCAATATTCCTGCCGTATTCAGCAACACAGGAATCGAACTTGGTGTAACGGTCAATTTTGTGAAATGGGTAAAAGAAAACTGGTATCCGGGAGTAGTTGTAATACGCCCAGTACATCCGTTTTCGTGGGTTCTGCAAAATGAAGGAAAGCCAATGATTTCCAAGATGAAAAGCAAATTGCTGAACCAGTATAAGCGAGGTGGTTGGACTCCTGCGCTTAAAGGATTGCTGGTTGATGGTGTGACAAGCAGTGGAAGCAAGACCACTCGAACCAAAATAGCAGATAAGTATATGCATATTTTGCATGATGATTTCCCTGTTTATCCAAGTTACAAATGCTGTGAATGGATGAAGAAACGTCCGTTTGAGGAATATTCAAAGGCCAACGGATGTCTTGGCAACCTTCAGGGAATCAGGACGCAGGAGGGAGGCGCAAGAAGTGTCGGCACTGCCAGAAGGGTTGCGAAAGGCGGAAAGCTGTGTACATGGATAAAGCATGGGCAGATACAGAAAGCACCAATCATTGATTGGACGGACGAAGATGTAGAAAAGTTCATAAAAAAGTACAATGTGCCGTTATCGGAAGCATACACGAAATACGGTTTTGATAGAACGGGATGCATGGCCTGCCCTTATTCAAAGCGGGTCGATCACGATCTTGAGTATCTGTATTTTCACGAACCGAACCGATACAAAGCCGCAATGCATTGGCTGAAAGATGTGTACATAGCGCAGAATGTAGTACTCCCTTTTGATGCCTCCTACGAGAGAGAGAGAGAGAGAGAATGGCGTGAACGGTACGAGCCGATGCAACAGGAAATGCTAAAAAAATATAGACCGGATTCCCGGTTTATCAAAAATGGAGATCAGACAGACATATTTGATTATTTAGAAGAGGAAGACAATGCCAACGAATAAATATCCAAAGGAGTGCCCATTCTGCGGGAACGAAAAAACACGGATTGTAAAAGGCTATTTGACGCCATTAACAATGGTTGTCTGCGATCACTGCGGAGCGGTTGTCTCATTCCGTGGCGGTGATACAGAAAAGGAACTGATAAAGAGGTATAACCGTAGGACAGGTAAGAACCTGAATTAGGAAAAACATATGACAAGCGAAACAGAAAAAATTCTTCGCAGAACCATCATGGAATTGGAAGCGAAGAACGAAGAAATGCGGAAACGTATGCAGACATTGGAGAACATGAACTATGAAATCTTCTCCAGAAACAAGGAAATGAGCGCATACATTCATGCATTGGAGATGAGCAGATAGAAAAGGAGAAATAAAAAAGAATATTATGGCATTTTCAGACAGTTATAACTTTGTGCACATCCTCGGAAGGATTGCGACGGACATTACTCCGATCAACAACAAATCAGGAGAAACAATTGGTTGCCGGTTCAATATTGCCTGCGACCGCAGACAGACCGAAAAGACGAAGGATCAGCCGAAGCAGACCGATTACATTCCATGCATCGCATGGGCTTGGGTCTCAAAGCGTCTCCTCGATCATCACAAAAAGGGCGACAAGGTTTCTGTGTACGGATCCTGGCAGTCCGGAAACTATACCGGCAGAGACGGCAAGAAGGTATACACGAACAACTGCCTCGTAAATGAGATCCACGATATGAGTTCAGGGAATTCAAGCGGAGGAGCCAACAATTACAAACAGAATGTTTCCTCGAATGAGCTTGACGATATTCTCGGACAGAGTGATCCGGGAGCTGGAAAGTACCCGGATGTGGATCCTGATGACCTCCCGTTCTGAGGAACTCTTCAGACATTGCCTTAAAACGGCTGACGGATGGGTTGTCAGGACACTGAAGAGAGAATACAACTCGGTTATTCCATCGTGTCTTATAACCGGTTCTGACGATGTGCGGATCGGAGAAAAACTCCTGTCCGTCATCGTCGGGTTTCCGGTACAAATCCGCAAAACAGAAGGCGGATACATATGCGAAAGGAAATAGGAAACAATGGCGGAACGTAGAATGTTTGCCAAGACAATTGTGCTCAGCGATGCATTTTTGGACATGCCGGCAACAGCACGCTGTCTATACTTCACTCTTGGAATGTTTGCGGACGATGACGGTTTTGTAAATAATCCCAAAAGCATAATGAGACAGTGCGGTGCTTCTGATTATGACATGAAG